CCGCAACGCCTCGGTCGAAAAGCTGCATGGCAATGTTCTGCTTGAAGTGCTGAGCTCCTTGATCGACGTTCGCTTCGACCTTAAGGCAGTTGCTCAACCCGCTCTCGACGTCTTCGAGATACTTTCCGGCACTGTCGACTCGAACGTGTCGGATGTCCATCGAAGAAACGTCGATACTGAGACGCGTGTAGACTCCAGCGATAATCGACCTCTCGTTGGAATAACGGAGACGAACTCGGTCTGGCGGCCTGGATCCGAAACTTCCATTGCCCGAGAACGGAGCGGAAAGCCGATCCGATTCTTGGTTTGTGAAAGCGTTCCAAGCGTGTTTGACCGCTTGCTTGAGCCTATCTCTGAGTCTTGGCATGACTCACCTCCCTCCTGAATATGTCGTTAGGTTGCGCGGAGGGACTTACGCCTCGAAAGTGGCGAACTGCATGGCAGCCTGATTCCTCACTGCGTTGCTCATTCGAAAGCCTCCTTATGGGCTTTGTAGGCGACGTAAGCGTCCATCAAGGCCGCCACGTTGTCGATTTTTTCGTCCTGCCGACGCTTCAAAAGTTTTCGATTACCGTTGGTGTCCTCAATCGTGATGGCATTACCCATCGCAAAGGACATAAGGCTTTCGTCGAAGAACAAACTTCGTTCACCACTCAGAATTTTCAACTCTCCTAGTGGAACCGATTCAGTTCGAGCCCCCTGAATGACTTTCTCGATTCCATAAGGTCCGTTTTCCTGCTCCCACCGAGTGACGAATTCTTTAGCGTTGTATGGGTCGAAACCCAAAGCACGAACGTCATACTTCTTCTCTTCGATGAAGTGATCCAAGTCATCGTAGACCTCCATCATGTCCAAGATTGTTCCTTCGAGGACTTGAAGGCTTCCTTCAGAGATGAATTCGTCGTACTTCTGTCTCATCGCACCAGGAAGTTTCATAAGAGTCAGCGAAGTGATGTAACTTCGAGTTTTGACTCCATAACCGATTCGAAGAGGAAAAAGAAAAGTGAATGCACAGAAGTCATCACCCTGCGAGAGGTCCGCTCCAAGAGCACACGGCAGTTGCCAGAACTCCCTTGGACGATGCGGTAGAGTCTCTTCGTAGGTGAAGAAGTAAGTGTAGCCTTCCATTGGAATGCCGAAACGCTTAGCTAGGATGTCGTTGCGAGAAGCTGGTGCTTTCTCAGCTCTCTCAACGTCCAACTGGTATGTTTCGTACGTAACCGTCAGGCCGATGTTCGGCTGAGCTTTCGGCCACATCTCAGGTTTGCCAACTTCGTCCAACTCATCTAGCTTGTAATGCCAAATGGAGACGTGAGGCGCTTGATACTCGCCCTTAAGAATGTTGGCTAATTCCATTTTGATTGTATCGCCGGAACCATTCCGAACCGTTCCTTCTGAACTAATGGCAACAATCAACCAGTCTTCAAGCTTCGAAGCTCCTTGCTCAATTGCTCCGACAACATCCTCTCTTAAGTCACCAGACAACCATTCATCAACAGTTGAAACCTTAGGACGAAGGCCCTGCAGCTTGTTGATGGCCATTGGACGGATCTCGAGGATGGATCCGGTAAGGAAGTTCTCCACACCCTTCTTCGTAGAGGCAAGCTTCTGACGATTGGCCTTTGAGCCCGTCGTGTTCTGCATAGAACCGGATGTTAGGAACCGGAACAGTGGGCCTCGACTGCGGGTGATGGATGTCCGTATGGGCGACATGACCTCGTCGGCTTGTTTCATGGTCGGCGCAGTCGTAATCTGGGCCGTGGTCGTGGTGTCGACGTTTAGGAAGAAGCTCTGGATGCAAGAGGCGTACATTGACTTGGCTCCGCCTCGAGCGAGGATGATGTACTGCTTGGTGGTCAAGCGTTTCTTGATTACCTTGTTTACATACTTGCCACCACGCCCCTTTGGAAGAGGGACATAAACTTTTCGTTCGATGAAGTAGTACCAGCCGAAGATCTGCTCAGCCCAGAGTTTGAATGTCGGAAGTAGATGGAGGTCACTTCCGTCAGTCAGCGTCAGTTCGTTCTCACAGTAAAGGATGAATCCTTCAACTGCTTGATCGTCGTAGTAGATGTTGGGATTGGCAATGAGCGCATCGATCCGGTTCATCTCCATGGCTATCTCGCGGTTCACCGGGATCTCGCCGCGGATCACAGCGTCGCGAAACTGCCCGTAGTAAACCGGTACCGCTGTGTTCGACAGGCTCATTGCCAACCCTCCCTTCCACAATAAAGCTTATTGGTCAGTAGGCGTAGAACCACTGCCAAGTCGGGGCGACGCTGTAGGTGATCGCGATGGTGCTTCCCGGTCGAACATAGAACATCCCGCTCGTCCGAGCTCCGATCGTGACACCGTCGACCTTGACCACGGTGACCGTGCCACCGGCGACCTCGACGAACATCGGATGTTCGGAGGTGTTCGTAGCCGTAACGGTCGACGCCGGAACGGCCGGCTTGTCGGCCCAGTCTCCGTCGGGAAGGCGATTGTTCATGTAATCCTGGAGAGTCCTGAGTTGCTGGTCGTCCATTTCAATCCTCGTTTCTTCTTGGTTGTTACGGCTTGAGCACCTTTGCGATCTGCTTAGCCGTAAGGTCGCCGGCCACTTTAGAAGCCGCCTGTTTCCCGGTAGAAGCGAGAACACCTCCAACGAACTTGACCGCACGAGACGTCTTAGTCGGCGGTTTGAGTTGATTGAATTGTTTCTCCAGATTCATTCGGGTGACGAGTTGTTGAAGTTCTTGGTTGGTAAGAGCGTGTGTCCCACCAGCCTTGCGAGCTTTCGCATGAGCATCCTGCGCAGCTCGAGCATCTGGCGAACTCGCAGCTCGACGCCTCTCGGCTCGACGAACTCCCCACTTCATGCCCTTGACCCCGAAGTGAGAAAGCATCTCGTCAAGACCATCGATGCCAGATTGCATCAAAGGTTGGGCGAGCTCACAGTTGATGATGTGCCCCTGGTCGTCCCAGGTAAGTTTGAGTTCGATTCCTCCGTTGTCCGCGTGCTGGACTTGGGCCGGAACGATGGTGGCCGTCGGAAAAGTGTCGTTCATGTTCTGGCTAAACTTAACCTTCAGCTTGCCAGAAGGACTCGGACCGATGAGCTTCGCCGATTGTTGATTGAGAACACGATTGAACGTCTTCTCGGCGTCATTCATGTATTGCCGGCCGAGATCCGAGTCTCGCTTGATTGTCTTGCCCTTGTACTTCGGATTGTTGTTGAGCTTGGTCAGTTCAACCGCGTTCAACTGACGAAGAGACGCTTTGTAGACCATGTTCTGGACGCCAAGGCTCTTTGCTTGCCTGGTCCATTTGCGATCTGCCTTCGCGCGCGCGCCCGCGGCCGTCTGCTTTCGGACACCCCATCTCATGCCTCTGATCCCGAAGTGGGCGAGCGTTTCTTCCAAAGTGGTCTTACTCAAGGCTTACCCTCCTTTCAGGCAAGAACGATGAGGGGGAGGTAGTTGAAAACGTTCCCGTCGGACAGGTTGATTGTCGATGGGAAGCTGGAGGAAAAGTTTGTGATCTCGGCAATGCCTCTCCGATGATTTGAGATGCCGTATCCACCTTGTATGATCTTGTCCATACCTCCGTGTGTCCAATAAGCAACCCACGGATCGGTGCCTGAGCACACACTGACGATACGGACAAATCGGTCGGCACCTTGCGCTGCTATCGGAGAGGCGAGAGCCTTGAAGGACCAGTTGTGATCAGCCTGCCAGAGAGTGTCGTCATCTGGCGTGGAGTCTACGAAGTTTCCAGCATCGTCGTAGACGCCAAAACCGTTATAACCAGTCCCGGCCGAGCCGGGGATTGTGACAAACGCTCCGATGGCCGTTATCGCCTTGTTCTTCGGAACGTAGAGTCGAGTGCACCAACTCGGGCCGTGATTCGAATCTCCGCTGGCTGCTTCTATCGGAAAACTGGCCGAAAAAAGACCATAGGCTGAGAGCGGATAAGTCTCCCCGGCAGGACCAGCTGGACCTGGAGCACCATCAGCACCTACCAAAGAAGCAAGCCATGCTGCCTCGTCACCGACGAAGCCGTTGGCCACCGCCACCTCATAGGCAGAGGCGCCATTAACGCCGGTGAGGAAAGGAAGCGTGTTCCACGGAGTAAAACCGTCTCCCACCTTCACCTTGTCGGTGTCAGTCTCAACCGCAGGTTCGCCGGCGGCCAAAACTGGGTTCTTATCGGACCAGTTTGCCGAGGTGTCCCGTCGAAGTTTAAAGGTAGCCTTCATGTCAGGCTCCCCCTCCGTCCAAGACAAGATCTTCATCCGGAATGCTCGGAATAACCGGCGGAACCCACGAGTCGTTCTCACGGACGATGTTCATTCGCCACTCATGCTCGCGAATTTGGTTGTTCAACGCCTCGACGAGATACTGAGTGTTCGGAGCATCGAAAAGAAGTCGAACCCGGAGGTACATGTAGGTTCTGACCATGTTGTATCGGACGTCGCCGCCCGTGAAGTCGTCCCACGTGGCCGTTTTGTCCTCGATCATGAACCCATCTTCTGGGCCAATACCCAATTGGTGCAGCGTCGAGAAAACGCCGTTGATGTACAGCGTTATGTCCGAGTCAAAGACCGTGTAATCCTCATCCAGACCCAGATTCTTCTTGACGCTGGTCAGGATACTCTCGATCACGTGGGACCTCCCTTCTAGGTGATCTAGAACCTGCCTTCGTTCAGTCGCCGCTGCAGGGCCTTGATGGTCTGGCTGACTGGAGCCGAGATAACCTCGTCAACCGGAACCTTCAGGTAGCGCTGCAAGGCGCCGGCGGTCTTGTACCGCTTGTTGTTTTGGAGAATGCCGTAGCCGTCGACGTTGAGTGTGGAATCAACGGTGGCCTTGAGTTTGGTCTGTACGGCCGCGACCAACTGAGAATATGGCACGGAGATGACGCCGTCGATCTTGGTTCCCATGACCTGCTGCCAGCGGCTGATCGTCTTCGGACCGAGCATCCCGTCGATCAGAAGCAAGTCCGAACCGCTCGCCGGAGCCGAGTCCCACTCGCTGAGAATCCAAGGAGTCGTGTTCGCGTCCGCGTCGGCTTCGCCGGAGATATGAACATGACCCGGATGCGGGTCGTCGCTGTTGTCGTGAGGAGTCCAGCCGGTCGATCGAGACCATTGGGTGTTCTCGTAGTTGATGTAGAGCATTCGACGACGGTTCTCTTCGTGAGAGACAAGGTCTGAGACGAGAGAGTGCCCATCGATTCGAGTGAACGCACTGCCGAGCATGACGTCGATCGCTCGGTGCTCCGGGATCGTATCGTCGTCCTGATCCTCGGCCCGAACACCGACGGTGTCGTCCTCGTTGTGACCGGATACCCGGAGTTTGTGAGTGTCATCGCCAATGCCGTAGATGACCACGCCGGGCCTCTTGGCTTTGATCTGATCGGTAAGTACCTGCATGCCTGGTGCGCGCATGTTGTTCTCCTTTCTACCACAGTTTGGTGTCGCCAGCTCTTCGAGCAACAAGCAAGCGAGGGAGTTGTCGCTCGTCGCCGTAGTGAATGGCATTGTGTGTTACATGCGTGGTGGTGATTAGAAACTCTGGGTCGAGGATGCTCTCGTCTCCGTCGATGATGTCGCGTCGAGTCATCGGATTGAGATGATGGATGTACAGACGACTGTGAATGTCGTAACCTTCGATCCCGAGATCACACCCGTTGTCTCGAGCAATGACGTAACTACGAATATGGCGCCACTGAGGAGACGTGTAGAACTGTTGATTGATCCATCGATCGAACCCGAACGTTGAATCACCAACATGACCCCGAAGTTCCAAGTACCTGAAGCGCTCGAGAAGGGTATCGAGTCGCCTAAGCTCAGTATAAGTCCGGATCCTCATAACCAGCCTCCTCATGTAGAGGCCCTTGTCCCGTGTACGAACGCATCGCGTTGATGGCTTCCTGGAACAGCTCCTCACTCTTCTGTTGCGAGTTAAGATTGCCGATCTTGGCTTCCATCAATCGATTCTCTTGCTGAAGTCGAGCTTGCTCGAGCTTCTCTCGAGACGAACCAAGCTTAAGGAAGTGAACAACCTCTGCTGCAGTAGCAGTACCTTCCTCAAGACGCTTCTGAGCGAGGTCTGTAGCCAGAGAAATCAGCTGGTTCTCTCTTCCCTCAGGAGTTGTGGCCGGCTTTCCTCGACTTCTCGAACTCTTACCGTCACTACTCCGAGTATTCATCGGTCTTTCAACTCCTTCCGGTGTACTTCCGAAGGGTTTCCAGGTGAAAAATTTTGCCCAAAAAACCCTCCGGAGCTATTTTTTTG